GTCGCTGCGGAAGTAGACGCAGTTGGCACGGGCGCACGAAGACGTTCAGTTAGTAGCTCATCGCAATGTTGTTTAAGTAGTCTGTTGTCCTCTTTTAACTGCGCAATTTCTTTATTACGTTCATCAAGGTCAACCTGTAGTTTATGAAGAATTTGGACGACCTGTTGATTATTCAATGTTACCGGTTCTTGGCCTGGCTGCTGTAAAATGATTTGCCCGCCAGTACCGCCTCCCGCCGCAGCAGCGTCTTCCGCCATCTTTGCGCGCTCTTTTTCCAATTGGAGAGTTTGCGCGATGACGTCGGGTTTCATTTCAGGTCGTCCCGGCGCATAATCTTCCAGAAGTTTCTCTAGTTCCACCATATAAAACCGACGTTGTGCGGCATCCTTTATGAAATCCATCACCTTCTTGGGTGAATCGCGCACGATATCCGGGTTCGCATTTATCAGCAACTTGCGTTTATCAAATGTATTATGGTCGTGAGAGAATACCAAAATCACCTTCATCGGGTCTAGTTGGACAAATGGCACAGTGTAATCTTTCAGGAACGCGCGTTCTTCCGCCAGACACGCTTCTTCATTATATCGGTGCTGTTTCAGCAATTTACGTTTGAACGCAAATGTTCCAGCCGTCGCGTGATTCGGCCCATAGGGGCCAAACCGCTTCATTTGTCCGATGTGCTTAAAATAAATGTAAATCTCACTTGAACCTGCGCACAATGCGTCTGGATGCGTAACAAGCATATGAACCGCGTGAGATACACGCTGGGGTGGGTAGTAGTCGTCGTCGTCCATATACACCAGGATTTCACCGCGCGATTTCTCGTGAAGAAGGTTGCGCTTTTTGCCCAGTGTCATTTTCGTATCATACTTGAAATACTTAACACGAGGATGCGACGCAACCAGGTCTTCCACTGGATCTGTGCCATCATCGATAATAATCCACTCCATTCGGTCTTGCGGGTAATCCTGGTTATTGAAACACGCTAACATCGCGGGAATAAAGGGCCGACGGTTAAATGTTGGAGTACATACACTGACAAATGGATATTTTTTGAAATACTCAGGAGTTGATTTCTCGGGTATGCCTGCTGCTGCTGCTAAAGTGCTCGCGCTTGCCTTTTTGCCACCCATTTTATATAAATTTGTATATTAATTTATACACTGAATTGTTTATGTTCTTTCTATGCGCCCCAATTCTTTATTTTATTGAAAAAGTCCATAATACCTTGCCAGTAGTGCGTGAGATACAATATCAGTAACATCAAAATCACGATGGCTGCGACATTGATGTCAAGATACTCGAATGCGTAAAACATAAGGGTCAAATTAAAGAAGAAGAATATAATCGGAACATAACGAGCATACAGTTCTCGATACTGATCCCAGTGAAGTAGCGGGTAAATAAAGAATGTCCCGATGAATTGGATGAGTTGGACGACATAGGAAATCACGGGTAATATCCCAATACCAAACCCTGTAAATAATGACCATAATGAACCGCCAATAAATTCTTTACGATTATCAGTTTGATTTACAATCATTCCAATGACTGTGGTGAAAAAAGGCCCACCCATCAACATAAACCCGGCGAATAAAAGAAAGACAAATGGCATAAAAATAATAAACAGCGGCGAGACCACGTCGTATAATTCCTTCGGAATATTATGCGATAGTTTGGTAATGAATTCAAAAATATACAGCGTCATTGCGCGGTCGGATGAAAACGAGAATATAAATGAATTGTTAATCCATTGCTTAAATCGCGCCTTAATAAAATCCCAGTTCAAGAGATTGACTTTGGTTACACCTTCATCAACGCTATCTTTTATCATATCAATATCGTCCTTCGTGAGGCAGAACCATTTAAAAACGTATGTATCCAGAATAATAGCCGCTTTCAGGTATATTTTTTTAGAAGATGAGATTTTGGGGTCGTCCGCAATTCCGCCGAACTTGTCTTCGCATTCCGCATCACACGATGTATATTCATTGGTATAACAATACGGCCATTTATGGCGGTCAGTGGGGAATAGTTTTTCTAGATTAAGACTATTCATACGGATACTTTCAGGTGCGGAGTAGAATAGGATATTCACACAAATAACTGAAATAATGAGTGTTTCAATGAAGAGTGCGAGAACACTCAATCCGAATTCTTTGAGTGCGGCGATATCGAACATTGTTTTCGCGGCAGCTTTTGTGGCGGCGGATTTCGTTTTTTTTGTGTCCTCGTCCGCCTCCTCGTCCGCCTCCTCCTCCTTGTCATCGCCGCCAAACATCCCACCGACTTTGCTAAATGTGCTCTCTTCTCCTTCGCCTTCGCCTTCTTCGCCTTCGTCTACGTTTGTTTCTTCATTGTCATCATCCGCCATTGTGTATGTATTCAGGTTATATATACAATAGATTATTCGTTTTCACGGTTCACGTCGTTACGCAGACTCCACCTCCGCGAATCAGCTACTTCACGTCGTTACGCAGACTCCACCTCCGCGAATCAGCTACTTCACTCCGTGTCTGTGCCAATACTCTGCTAAATACCGAACAACCTGGCGACGTGAAAGGTGGATACTACGGAATCACCGCGAGAGATAAAATACAGAGTGGAGTAGCACAGCGGACGAAACGATGTATTTCATCTCGCATACATCAATCCACAGTTCCCCGATACAAATGTCAGTACATTATACCGCTCCTCCAGAATATGAAGGTCATACGAATACAAATAAATATTCACATTTGGCTTATTCATACCGATAATCTCTCGTGTGTTCGGATTACAAATTACCTTAACTTCCGCAGCAGTATCCAGCGGCGGATATATTGTCGTCATCTCCAACTCTATCTGATTGAACTTACTCATATTGATCGCCCCACTAGGTTGTAATTCAAATGGGTCCGAATTCAGGCAGAAATTGTAACAGTATATCCCCGGTTTCGCACTTCCGCGAGTCCGCGTATATTTCTCAACATAATTATATACCCCCGCGTCCAGTAAATTCTCGCGGTATTTTCCATTGAGCGAAATCCCCAACATCTGTAAAATGTCACGCTCATTCTCGGATTGAAAATCCCCCGTAATATGAAGACCTGTCAGACGTTTATCACTCGGATTGATACCAGGCCCAATCCCGTTCTTCGGACCATTTTTATCATAATAATAGTGATCGGTGACGAAATCGGGGCGCGCTTGCCACGCGGTTGTCTGAATATCGCTCGAGGCAGTAACGACCTCACTGAACGACCTAGGTCGCCAGTCATCGTCTATCGGTGCGGGTATGATATCATACGGCAGATAATTATATGGCCAGTTGGTATAATTGCTCCACTCGTTACGCATATTGACATCACTCCGCTGGAAAAACATCGTCCACGATGCCACCATTCCCATTGAATTCTCGATCTTGACCTTCTTGTTCCCCGTGACATCATTGAATGTCCAGTCATAATACGACTTAATCATATATTTCTGCTGGTTTGCGGCAAATACTTTCGACTCATCATCCGATAGAAAACAGTATGTCGCCATCAGGTGGACGTCAGCATTCCAGTCTGTCCGAATACTCGGGTATGAGTTGAGTGATAAATCAATACTGGGTGGCGGGTATAAAAACCGCCACATTTGGTGGAGGGGGTTCGTGAAGTCGGGTTGGACGACGGGCCAATAATTGCCAGAGTCGCCAACGTCGCGAATGGTGAATAATTCCTTCACGGGTCGCAATGTCACGTCAATTTGGAGTTGGTTATATTGAAGACATACAAGGGGAAACGCCATTTTGGAGGATAGAGTGAACCACGCATTAATAGGAATGTATATCTTGCGCCCGCGAATAGAGGGTTCCGCGCCAGCGACATTGGATGTTCGATACGCATTTGGATACTGATTCAGACGCGCACCAGAACAGCCTGGATTATATAATTCAGGGACGTGTCCGGTCATTTGGTTGTATAAGTCGCGCTTTGTGTTATCTAGGTCTCGCTCCACAATCGCCGCCAAATTATGGCCGGAGAAACGCTGGAGTGTCATACCACCTACGGAAATCACAATTTCTTTAATCATTTGGGTACCGAGGTTTTCAATCCAGCGAAACTCATAAGGCGCCCACATATCACCGACATTTGCCGGAGGGTGAATCGGGCTCCATATCGATGGCAGTGTCACGCAAACATAGGTATCCATTAATAATTCCGCATATCTCGGCATATAAAACGTGAACTTGGACTCCTCTGTCATTCGCAGTTTCTTCTGGCCGTCGAAATCAATTCTAAACTTTTGAAGACCGAAATTCGTATATTTAAGATAGGTGCTTTTGAAGAAGGATTTTTTTGGGTTGCCATTGAGAATGACATTTTGGTTGCCAGTGGCAATGAGATTCAATAAGCCACCGGTCATTTAGTATTTTATATAGTCTTGTAATAACTTTATATAAAAATCTATACGATATATAATTAACATATCAGCAATGAAAGAATTACAAATAGAAATAGTATTTGTTGGTGTTATTATATTGGTGTTCGCATTATGGAAGATATCAGACATTATCAAGACGAGATGTTATGAGAAGAGACGCGAAGGATTCCTATCGGCGGCACCCGCGCCCGTACTAACGGCTGAACCCGATTTGTTTCTTTCGAAAATCCAAGAACTTATTCCTACAAATGTCATGTCGTCAATTCGTCACGGTGTTCCAGTGCTTTCCACCGAGAATTTTACAGTGGATACAACCGAAAATGAAATGACGATTCATCAACGTAAAAAAATAGCGCCCCTGCCCGCTGCCACGCCCCTGCCCGCTGCCACGCCCCTGCCCGCACCCGCACCCGCACCCGCACCCGCACCCGCGCCCGCACCCGCGCCTAGAGTAAAAGAAGGTCTCGAAAATCAGGAGAATCCCGACGCAAACATCAAAAAATTCATCGACAAGAACATCACATCCATCAATCCAGAGGACAGTCAAAGCCGGTTTAAGTTGCGCGATTATTATATCAAGTCTGCGTACAACGCATTCAACCCCGATAAATTCAAGAACTCTACTGTGAGTATGGATGCGTGTCTCTACGCACTGGCGCGTGGTTGTCGTTTCATTGATTTCGAGGTTTTTTCGGTGGATAATCAGCCAGTCATCGCGTCTTCTTCAGTAAATTCATTTAATTATAAGGAAACGTATAATCATATTCCGGTATCTGACGCTTTCGAAGTCATCGGGGGGTACGCATTCTCTGGGTCCAAATGTCCCAATCCAGGCGACCCATTCATTATCCATATGCGAATTATGTCGAAAAATATCACAATGTATGACAACTTGGCGAAGGTCATTGTGGGGAGCAAGACCGTTGCGCGAAACTTGCTTGGTCCGAAATATGGTCGCGAATATCAATCAAAGGATTTAGGCAATGAAAATCTCACCGATTTCAAGGGGAAAATCATTTTGATGGTCGATGGGACGAATTCGGTATATCGTAAAACGAAACTATTTGAGCTCATAAATATGAGTTCCAATACGATGTTTCTTTCCAAGTATACCTATTTTGGCGTGAAAAATGTCGGCGACCCACAAGTATTTAAAGACGCGAATAAGAAGAATATGTGTTTGGTTGTTCCGGATAAAGGGGGGCGGCCCATCAATGACGGGCACAATGGGCCTTTTACGTGGGGGTGCCAAATTGCGACGATGTGTTTTCAGGAGGAGGCACGCGATGAGAAATTGAAGGCATATGAGGATAAATTCGCGTCGGTGGGGTATGCGTTCATTTTGAAGCCGGAGGATTTGCGTTATGTTCCGATTACGATTGCTCCGCCAGCACCACCCAATCCGAAAGCGTCGATGGAATCGCGCCCGGCGGAGGCGGCTGGTGGGGTTAAGATTACTTTGTAAAGTAAATTCTTAATTGCTCCTTGTAAATTCTTAATTGCTCCTTGCGCCGTGACCCCCAGGGGGTCACACTCCACACGCAATTAAGAATTTATGATACATTATGCCTACGGCCGATTCAAAATAAGAATGTGGAGGCGAGACGTGACGACCGAATTGACGACGACTGTCCGAGTGTTCGGAGCGAGTGGAGGCGGAGCCGCAACGAGCGGCGATCACGAGTATTACTATTTTCTAATCATATGATAACTAACATCATATTATTCATTATTCATTATTCATTATTCAGAATAAACGTATTTGAATGTCCCGCAAGCACAAGCACGGCGACGACACGACGAGCTACGATGAAAAAGAGCTCGAAATCCTGCGCGATGCAGTGGATCTAATGGAAAAACGAAAGGGTTCGAAAATCATCCAAGACCCTCAAGTGAAAAAAATCATCTCCATCGTCGAGAAATTCATCGCAGATAAAAAGCTCGTATGTTATGGCGGGACTGCCATCAATAATATTCTCCCCGAAGACGCCCAGTTTTACAACAAAGACATCGAGCTTCCCGATTATGATTTTTATTCAGATAACGCACTTGACGCCGCAAAAGAACTCGCGGATATTTATTACAAGGCCGGATACGAAGATGTAGAAGCCAAATCCGGCGTTCATCACGGCACGTACAAGGTTTTCGTTAATTTTACGGGAATTGCGGATATTACGCAAATGGAACCCGCACTGTTCAAGGCAATCTCTCGAGATGCGATTATTAAGAAAGGAATCATGTATGCTCCGCCTAACTTTCTTCGGATGGCGATGTATTTAGAACTATCGCGTCCAGATGGAGACGTATCTCGTTGGGAGAAAGTACAAAAACGTTTGGTATTATTAAACACACATTACCCACTGAAAGGTTATGACTGCGATAAAATAGAATACCAGCGCGGGTTCGAAGGCGCGACCAAGGCGAATACGGGGGAAATTAGTATTTCGAAGTCACGGTCACGGTCGAAGTCACGGTCACGGTCACGGTCGAAGTCACGGTCACGGTC